TATTAAGCAGCTCCTTCTGAACCGTAGATAGCTCTCCAGTCTGTGAAACCGAAAGAATATCTTTCTCTAACTTTGTATCTTAAATTACCAGTTTCAAAATCGCCTTCAACAGCTTTTTTGATTGGTGATCTTACAAAGTGTTTCATTCCATCTGGGCAATCAGTCATAATGAAATATGCATCAGGATCAGTTAATCGCTGGTTAACAGCAACTCCGCCCGGAATCATACCCATTTGTTTCATTGCATTGATGTCATTATCAGCAGTCGCAGGTCTTAAATTAGATTTAAGAATACGCTCAGCAACGAACACCAATTGAGGTGGAACGATTAGTTTTTGTCCAGTCAATGCTATTGGAATACTTCTATCATCAACCGCAGTTGAGATTTGAATCAATAAACTTTCAAGAGAAGTTTCTGATAAATCCGCAGCTGTCGATAATTTGTTAGAAGAAGTTCCACCACCGCCTAGTGGGTGAGAAGCTGACAATAAAGCTTGTCCGTCTCCACCTACTGAAGTAGTAGTTGCATTGTTAAGGATATTTGCACCTTTGATTTCTTTAGTATGTTGCATTGATCTTGCTAGTGCACGAGCATACTTAGCACCTAAAGATCCGTACAGACCATCTTCTTCAGCTTCCTCAGTTATTGAGAACGCCAAAGCAATAGTTTCATGTACATATCTCGCAGTGTAACCCTCTTTTCCACTATCGTAAGATATTGCAGCACCTTCAGCTTTAGTTGGTGCAGCTCCGAAGCCGATCATTTGTACATCTTCTTCAAAAGCTTTCATTGATTGCTCAATAGAGTAAATATCTCTCCATTGTTCTGGGTATCTATCATACTCCATAGCAAACACAGTATTTAAACCAAGATTAAGCTGCTTGGTAAACAGCGCCCTATTTAGTGCCATGTGTTAATCTCCTTAAATACCGCTAGCACGAGTACCATATAGATGGTTATTAATAACCACTTCTAATTTAGCATCCGCACCTACAGCGTTATCTGGCGCATCGACAAGTCTTAGTATTCGTAAAGGTAACGCAGTCGTACCTAAAGTCGCTAAGTTAGCTTCTTGTTGAGATCCACCAAAAGTTGTTTCACCAGCAGTAAATAAAACATTGCAAAGCTCACCTACGTTAGCATTTGCGAATGTACCAGAACCCTGGACTTCATATGTTATGTTTGGATCATCATATACAAATGCAGTCGCAGCTGTATTAGCTTTGATTGCAGTTGATGCTGTCCAAACTTTGGAGAATTTTACATCTCCACTTGCTCTGTCGATGTATTGAACACCATAGAACACACCTAGTGCGTTCGATGTATTTGTTCCAATACCTACAGTTCCATCAGATAGTAATGTTACCAAATCACCAGAAAATAGTGAAGTTGCATAAGCATTAGCTATAGGATAGGCCTGAGGTCTAACAACACCGCCAGTTAAATGCCTAAGGGGCACAAACCCATTAGGCGCATCAGTATTAGCCATTTTATAACTCCTTGTTATAAATTATTACTCTTTAAAACCGCCCCTCGTAACTTCGGTCTTGTAAGAACGGCTTATAGGATTTCCGGCTCTTTCTACTTTGTGAATGTCCATCTCAACTGATCGCATTAAGTTCTCAGTCATTTTGGCGTAATATTCATTACGTTCATTTACCAGATGTTCTGGCATCTCACAGAGTACCATTCCTTCCATACCTATATAACCAGCAAATTTGCCATGTTCAATCGTAGCAAATTTATTAGCATCAGGAACAGTTTTAATGTCCCTAGGTTGCCAACCTTCTCGCATACGTTTGGCCACATTTGTTGGTGTTTCCTGTCCTAATACCATAGTTGCAATCCATCTCTGTTTGAAACCAGGTCTTGGTTCAGGTGCCTCCAATAAATTAGTTGGGCGCCACTTTGAAGCTACAGTTGATTTCTCAACTCTAGTTTCATTTTTTATTTTATTATTCTTCATGTCAGGCTCCTATAGTTGTCCTGTATCGCCAAAGTTTTTTACTTCTTTAGCAAAACGTTTTAGTGCCGCTTCATCATTAATGTCGATACCGAATTTTCTCGCAGTATCTAAATCATCAGAAGTAAGCTTAACTCGGTTACTGTCGATTCCTTTTTTACGAGAAACCCCAGCAACAGGAGATTGCACTCTGTTAGCTTTTTGTACCACATTTTTGTCAGTTTGAGAAGAACTTTCTTCAGATTTATTAAAATGAGGTAAACTAGAAGATTTTAACCTTTTAGTCATTTCATTATAATACTCTGGATCATTTACATCCCAACCTTCCTCTGTCAGTTCAGCATCAATTCCATAAGCCATAGCTGTTTCTTTACGATAGCCAGGTTTATTGAACCAAGTACTGTTTTCTTTAACCCAATCAGCTGCTAAAGGAGGTACTTGTTTTCTAGCATCAGCTTTTTTAGGTATTTCAGAAGCATATTCTTGCGTCTTATTCATCTGATTACGAATATCAGCCATATTTTCATATAACTTGATTTGTTCATCAGTATTTCCTTCTTCAATAGCTTGTTTAAGCTTTTGAGAAACTTGAGAATATTGACTAGATAAAGATTTACTTGCCAAGTCAAGAGTTTTTTTCTCCATATTTGACAATCTATCTTCTAGTTCAACTATTCTTTGTTCAGCTTCAGCTCGTTTAGCAACTTCTTTTTGAATTCGCTTACGAACCTTCTCTGAATAAGGAAGTTCATCTGAATAAGGCGGAACGTTTGGTTTAGTTTCAACCTTTTCTTCGATTTTAGGTTGTTCTATTTTTTCTTCTGCTTTCTGTTCTACATTTTCTTCTTTGTAGTCGTTCATCAGAGCTTCAAGTGGATTTTGAGGAACTTCTATTTCTTTTTCAGAATTAGGTTCATCTAATTTCACTTCAATCTCTTTCTTTGTTTCTTCTTCGTTAGGCATAGTTATCTCCTATGTTGGCGTTATTCTTAACTCAATAACGTATATTTATATTTGCTGAGATATTACTTCAGAATTTTCAAGTGAAGCAATAATCTCATCATCATTTACTATCACCATTTTGACATTTTGTACAGATATGCGTGCGCCTGCGTAACGACCAAACAAAACCCAATCTCCTACTTTACACCAAGGTGATTTTCTATCGCTATAACACTCTGGTCCCATTGCTATTACTTGACCTATACTATTTAAATAAGATTGAGTATCTTTATTATTATCAGATAAATAAATACCACCTTTTGTTTTAGATACAGGACCTTTTGGTCTTATTAAAATTCTATATCCAACTGGTTGTGGTACATTTGTTGGTGTAAGTACATCATCTTCTGTAGCCCATGCTTCATTGTTAATCATCTTCTATTTCTCCTTTTTTGTATTTTTCTATTAACTCATTAATAATTTGTAGAGATTTATCTAAACCCTGACCGTAGCCATAGTTTCTTTTAAACTCCTCTATGTTATCTACACCTTTTGACAACAAATTATTACCTAATTCTTCTTTATGTCTTTTTATTTGATTCTTAATCGCTTGTAGTAATTTTTCCATTTACCATTTCTTTCAATTTATTAAGAGCATCATCAAATGATGTATTTAATTTTTTAGAAGCTATCACAAATTGTTTTGGTTTAACCAAACTTATAGATATTCTTTTGTTTTCTAAAAATTTTTTAGCTTGTCTTATTTCTTCAGCTTTAATAGACATACTATTTATCACGTTTTGCAATTCGAGAAGCTGCTTCTACTATTTTAGCTTTCACTTCAGCATCTTTTCTAGTTTGTTGTCTCTCATTAGTCTTAACACCTTCTGCAAATCTTGCTTTACGAATGTTTAATTCTTCAGTTTTTAATTTTAAATTTTCCATTTTCTCTTGCATCTCCATTTGCATTTGTTGTTGCTCTGGACTTGGTGGCATACTACCCATTAAACCCTGAGCAGCTTGAGCTGCAGCTAATGCAATTCTATTTTCTTGTTCAATAGGAAGTGGTTTAGTTTCTTTATCTAAAAATTCTTCATTAAATTGACCACTTGATACTGGAGTTCCTTCTTGAACTTGAGCTTGCATTTGTTGTTGATATAAAAATGCTAAATGTTGACCCATATGTGCTAACATTTGACCATATATAGCTTGTTTAGCTTCAGGTGTTCCACCAAATCTAGGGTCATTAATAAATTGTTGATGAACCATAAGATGAGCTTGATGGTCTTGTTCTTCAAAAACTTGAATAGGTTTACCATTTAATACGGCCATATTCTCAGAAACTGGATCTCTACGAGGAGTTTCTTTATCATCTATTAATAAATTTTCATAATCAGGTACATTTAAAGATTGTAAAAATCTTTTATAAGCTTGTTTTACATCAATAATTTGAGGAGCTTGTTGTGCTAATTGAAGTCCAGTTTGTGCTAAAGCAATTCTTTGAGCAGAAGATGAAATATTAGGATCAGATACTGGTACTACATCTATCGCTTGATCAAAATCTTTTCTTCTAATGATTTTTCTTTCACCAATAGTTTCATATGGATATTCATCGTCTAAATATTCTCCATTAATTTCATAAATTAATTTAAATTCTCTACCTTGAGCTTGATGTAATCGTTTATGTATAGCAGAAAATACTTTAGAACCTTGTTCTATAAGAGCAATAGTAGTTCCTACTGGACCAGATCCTGCGGATTGACCTACCATCGCATCTGCGATTGATGCAAAACGTCTACCTGATTCTGTCATTACTCCTAAAAGTTGAAGTAACGTAGGAGAAGGTTCTTTAAATGGAAGTGGTATAAATGATTTTCTTAAATCATCTCCATAAGCTTCTACTTCTACCCATTCTCCTGGAGATATAGTTAAATCTCCACCTTCAATTCTTGCTCCTTTAGCTCTAAAGCCACCATTTAAATTTGCGAATGCTGCTGAGTCAAGTAAAGCTCTTAAAGCTCCTGTGCTCGCATGCTGTAGACCGCCGATCATTTGTATTAAACCAAATCCATAGAAACCTAAACCTGGTAAATATTTATAATGAATAAAATAAGTTCTTTTACGTTTTAATTGATCTTCTTCTTTCCAGTTACGTCTAATTGATAATACTACTTGCATATCATAATCAATTGTAACAATATATGGTAAAGCAACTCCATTTTTATCTTCTTCTAAATCTAAATCTACGTGCATTTCTAAAATAGTATGTAATCTATCAGCAGATGATGGAGACATACCTTCTAATCTTTGAAGTGTTGCCTGTATTTGATCATCTGTATTTAAATCAGATTGAGTTTTAGATAAAGCAACATCTCTATAAAATCCTACTACTTGGTATCTTTTAATTTCATTTACAGATAATTTCATTACTTGAGTATATCTTTCTGCAGTTTGTAAATCTGTATTTTGATATGCTATTACAAAATCTTCCGCTGGTACAAATTTTGAACAAACTCTATCTAATGTATCATCAAAGTATATTTTTTTAAATGCTGAACCCGATAATGATAAATAAAATAACATTTGATCTAATTCATTAAAGTAATCTGGAATTTGAGTAGTAAGTTGATAATTCATATAATCTTCAACTCGTGAAGCTTGTTCTATTTTCTTATCAGTAATTTTACCAATGATTTGAGTTTTTACAGGTCCACCTGGAGGAAATAACTCCGCAATAGCTCTAGCTTGAAATTGAGTGGCAGCTTCTGCGAGTAATGGGTGATGTACTCCAGAAGCTCCCGGGAAAGGATCGTTTCTATCTTCAACAACTACACCTAACATCTTTAGACCTTTAGAGTATTGGTCTTCCCATTCTTTTCTTGAAGACTTATCATCTTCATAAGCGGTAATTAATTGTTTTCCTATTCTTGAAATTTTAGAACTATCTAATGTCTCTGCAAGATTTTCGTAATGATCGCTTTCAAATTCTTCTTCAGCTTTTTCCGTTTCATCTTCATTTATATCGACAGTAATTTTCTTACCTTCATCATCGGTATATTGCAGTTTCTGTTTATCTAGTTCTACTTCAAGTGCCATGTTATTTTTTCTTTTTACCTTTAGGAAATCCAGCTTTCATATTTGCATATGCTTTTGGAGTTATAGTAGATTTAGATTTAGGTCTACTAGTTCCTGCTTTTTTTCTTGCATTTATATTTGCGTATAGTCCTTTTTTCTTTTTCATAGGTTTTTCAGTTTGTTGTGGAAAGTTATTTCGTGCCAATGGCATTACTTTTTCTTTCCTTTTTTGATTACACCTCTTGCCATTAAAATATCTTTTTTAGTGACTTTACCGTCACCTGACATATCAGGAAAAGATTTTTTATTTTTCTTTTGTGCTTTTGTTTTTTTCATTGTTTAATACCTCCGGGTTCATACCCTATACATCTATAGTATAGTATAAAACAAAAAATCACTGGAATAAAGCGAATTATTCCAGTGATTAAACAATCAAAAAGGATCTTATTTTGAGAAGTTTGCTTTGTAATCTTCAAAAGCATCTTTCCAGAACTTTTGAACTTTCTGATTATAGTCAGTCCAGAAGCTCTTAACTTTACTATAATCTAAATAATCTAAAGGGTTAAACATAATTATCTCCTATTGTTAATAGGTATATAATTATTATTTTTTACATTTACAGGTCTCGTTCTTAAATCTTTTAGCTCTTAGCTTTAACTCATATCTCCATAATTTATATGATAACCATGAATTAAAGTTATTTAATAGTCTAATTATCATCGACATCTCCATCTTCTTCTAGCTTGTCTTAATCTTGAATTAGGATCTTTTGCAGCTTTAGGAAACATTTTCATTTGACCTGCTGATCTTGCACAATAAGATTTTCTTCTATTAGCTGATTTACTTCCTGGCTTAACTTTACCAGTAACTGCTGTTGATAATTTAGAACCGGGATTAGCTCGTCTATACGCCATAACACCTTTACGTGTCATACCAGCACCTGATTTAGTAGGTCTAAAATTTCCAGATTTTACAGAAGTTTTAATTGGATTTTCTTTTCTCATACTCTTCCTTGTCCGTTATATTTTTTTTTATCAAAAGATTTATTTGGACTTTTAGAATGTCTTCCAGGTCTTTTCTTTTTAGTTCTTTTATAAAATAAACCCGTGCCGTATGGATTACTTTTTTTTGC